TTCTGGATGTTTGGAATATCGAACTTGCGATCGAGAATAATCCTGATGTGCGCGCGGAGTATGCGCGGCTTGGCATTACGACGCTTGAGCCTGGAGCGGTTGATCCTGCCGAGTTGCCGGAGATGGTGGAGCGTTCTGAGGAGCGCGCCGTTGATCTGACGCTGCCCGAGTACATTCGCGATGCGGCTGCTCGTGGTCTCGAGTATTACGAGGCTGGGCGTGGTGGTGATGGGTTGGTGGAGCGAACGATTCGTGAGGCTCGTCTGATGGCTGATGGTCAGATCAGCGAGGATAAGGTGGTGCGTGTATCCGCGTGGGCTGCTCGTCACATGGTTGATCTGGAGGCAGAGCAGAATACGAATCCAGAGCTTGAGGAGTTTCCGGGTGCTGGCGCTGTCGCTTTCTATCTTTGGGGGATTGATCCTGTGCGTCCTGATGCTGCTATCGCGTGGTTTGATGCGAAGGCGGAGGAGATTCGGAATGAGGATCTTGTCCGTGCTCGCGTGGTGAGCGAGCCTAGTGCTAACCTGTTTCGTATGGAGAACGGTGTGGAAACTCGTCGCGTCTGTGTAAATGATTTCGAGTTGCGCGATGCTGAGGCCGGCGCTGGTATGACGTTCGTCGGGTATGGCGCTGTCTTCAATTCTGATTCTGAGCCGCTGCCGTTCATTGAGCGCATTCAGCCTGGCGCATTCTCGCGCTCGCTGCGTTCGCGGAATGAGATCAAGATGTTCGTGAATCACGACACGACGCAAGTGCTCGCGTCGAAGCGTGCCGGGACGCTGCGCCTCGCTGAGGATTCGCATGGTCTGCGCGTCGAGGCCGATCTTCCGCTGACCACGGCAGGGCGCGACATGGCGTACCTGATCAAGCGCGGCGACGTTGCTGATATGTCGTTCGGCTTCTCGGTGCCGAGTGGTGGGGATTCGTGGAGTGCTGATGGGCAGACGCGCGAACTGCGCGAGGTTCGTCTCCACGAAGTGTCGATCGTGACGGGCTTCCCCGCGTATCAGGCGACGACGGCGAGCGTGCGTAGCCTTGACGGTCTGGTGGAGGCTACGGGCCTCGAGTCTGACAAGCTGAACGCGGCGATTGATGCGCTGGAGAAGGGCGAGATGCTTTCTGACGAGCTCGCCGAGGTTCTTGACACAGCGATCGGTCGTCTCCGCTCTGAGCGTGATGATGTGGCGTCTATGCTGGCGCTGAAGCAGAAGCAGCTTGACATGCTGCTCGCTCGCGTCTAGCAATCTAGAACGCCTATTTTGGTGCGTTATCCTATGTGTGCGTTTGCGGAGCCGCGAGCGTATTCGGATTCGCGGAGCCGCGGCCGGTAGCAGTACACAAACCGTTACCCTTGAAAGGGGTGTAGATCATGTCGGAGTACATCAAGCGACAGCACGATCTTCGCCAGGCCGCGTGGCATGAGGCGAAGCAGATCCTCGATACGGCAGGCGCCGAGAACCGCGACCTGACCGCTGAGGAGCAGGAGAAGTACGATCGCATCAGCGCCGATCTCGACACGCGCGCGCAGGTGATCGAGCAGCTGAAGGCTGACGAGGAGCGCGCCGCGCGTCTCGACGCTGTGGCTGCTGAGATCCGCACGGACGAGGCGCCGGCTGGCGACGATGAGGACGCTGAGGCGATCCGCAAGCTCTCCCGCGGCGAGATTCGCTCGTTCGACTTCCAGAAGCGCGACATCCTGACGAGCTCGACCGGCTCGCCTGTTCCCACGTCGTTCTACGATCAGGTCATCATGAAGGCTCGTCTCGTCGGCCCGATGCTCGACGTTCCGACCGTGCTGAACACGGCTGGCGGCGAGAACCTGCAGATTCCGTCCCTCGGAACCTACAGCACCTCGGGCACCGTCACCGCTCAGGGCGCCAACTTCAGCGAGTCTGATCCGGCGTTCAATGCCTTCACGACGCTCGGAGCCTTCAAATTTGGCTTCATCATTCAGCTCTCTCGCGAGCTGATCGAGGATGCCGGCGTGGACATCACCGCGTTCCTGGCGGAGCAGATCGGCAACGGCCTCGGCTTCAACGTGCAGTCGGCTCTGACCACGGGTGGCGGCACGACCGCTCCGACCGGTATCGTCACGGCCGCTGGTTCGGGCATCACGGGTGGAACGGCCGTCTCTGGTGCGTTCACCGCTGACAACCTGATCGACCTTTATTATTCCCTCGACGGCGCAGCGCGGCTGCTTCCCGGAGTGGGGTGGATGGCCAATGGCGCGTCGATTGGCGCGATCCGCAAGCTCAAGGACACCGCGGGGAACTACGTCTTCAGCCCCGCTGCTGACGGCAACCAGCGCGATCTCCTGTTGAATCGACCCGTGTACGAAAATCCGCATATGGCTTCGGCTGGTACGGGTGCGAAGAGCGTCCTCGTCGGTCACATGCCGAGCTACTTCGTGCGCACCGTCGGTGGAATTCGTCTGGACAGGTCAGACGATTTTGCCTTCAATGCTGACCTGGTAACCTTTCGAGCCAGCATGCGCGTCGACGGCAACCTGCCGCAGACGTCGCACATCAAGTACTTCGTCGGCGCTGCTTCGTAGCACCGCAGAGTAGTATTCGGGCCGTCTCATCGTTATGATGAGGCGGCCCGTTTCTATTTGGAGGGAACCTAGTGGCGAATCGCGCGCAGCGCAGACAAGCAGCGAAGCACGCACCAGGCGTGCCTGGAGTGACGCGACAGCGTATCTTGTGGAATAGCAATGCGCCTTTTGCCGCGACGGGGTATGGCGTGCAGACCGCGCAAGTAATCGAGCGGATGGCGCGTGATGGTCACGAGGTGGCCGTAGCGTGCAACTTCGGCCTGTCTGGTTCGTCTACGGATTGGAATGGCATCAAAATAATGCCGACGGGGGTGAGCCAATACTCCGATGACATTCTGAAGGCGCATGCGGATCATTGGGCCAGCGGCTCTGACTTGCCGAGTCTGGTCATTGCGTTGTTTGATGTGTGGGCGTTGAAGAATCCGAGCGTGATGCGGATTCCGAAGATTGCTGCGTGGTGTCCGATTGATCACAAGCCGACGCCGCCAGAGGTGACGGAGTGGCTGATGCGTCCGAATGTGATGCCGATCGCTATGAGCAAGTTTGGTTCGGAGATGATGACGCTCGACGGGCTAGAGCACTTGTATGTTCCGCACGCGCTCGAGCCGGAAGCATTCAAGCCTACGGAGTCTTTCAAGGATGCGACGGGTCGCGATGTGACGGGTCGCGAGCTGATGGGCATCGATGATCCGAACGCTTTCATCGTGATGATGAACTCTGCGAATAAGGGTCGCACGCCGCCGCGTAAATCGTGGGGCGAGAATCTACTCGCGTTTGGCGTGTTCGCGAGCGAGCATCCTGACGCGATCCTGTATCTGCATACGGATGAGACGGCTGCCCTCGGTGGCGTGAACCTGCACCGCCTGATCGCCGGGTGCGGCATCAAGAAGGAACAGGTGCGGTTCGTTGATCAGTACCTGTACCGCATGAATATTCCGCAGCAGGCACTAGCGGCGCTGTATACGAGTGCTGATGTGCTGCTTGCGACTTCGGCTGGTGAGGGTTTCGGAGTTCCTGTCATTGAAGCACAAAGTTGCGGAACACCTTGTATTGTCTCAAATTGGACGGCACAGCCCGAGCTCGTCGCTGATGGGTGGATCATTGATGGGCAGCCGATGTGGGATCCGTTCCAGGATTCGTGGTTCTTCACTCCGAATGTGTCGCAGATCGTGACGAGTCTGCGCGAGGCGTATGCGCGTAAGGGCGAGAAGAGCGCGAAGGCGGTTGAGGGTATGCGCGAATATCACGCGGATCGTGTGTATGCGGAGCATTGGCGTCCCGCGCTTGAGCGGCTCGCAACTTGGCGCCCATGATTCCGACTGTCATCATTCCCGTTCTCGGGCAGCATGATCTCCTCGAGCGATGCGTAAAGAGCCTCGTGTGGTGCGTCGATACGCTGATCCTTGTGGACAATGGGCACGAGCTCGAGGAGGCTACGGTGCGTTCGTGGCTTGACGAGGATGATCCGATGCGTGTCTATGTGTGGCGGATGCCGAACGGGTTGAGTGTGGCTGGTTCGTGGAATCTCGGCATCAAGGCGATGCCGTATTCGCCTGGGTGGCTGCTCTTGAATTCGGATGCGTGGTTTGCGAATGATCCGTTTGAGGAGTATGTGCGCGAGCTGCAGCCTGATCGGATCGTGCTTGCTGGGTCGCCGCCGTGGTGTTGCGCGTGGATTGGTCGCGATGTCGTGCAGCGCGTAGGCCTATTCTGCGAACGATTCCACCCAGCGTACTTTGAGGACAATGATTACGAGCAGCGCGCTCGCATCATGGGCATTCCCGTTGAGTATTCGAGCGTGGATGTGCGGCACGATAACTCGTCCACGCTAGAGCGAAATCCCGAGTACCAGGCGCATAATGCGCGCACGTTCGCAGCGAATCAGGCGTACATGCAGTACCGCTGGGCGAATGTTGAGGCGGATGGGTTGCCGAGCACGGTTGAGTGGGATCTTGCGACGCGTGTGCGGAATGGGTGGGAAGGATGATCGATACGCTTCTCGTCGGGTATGGCTATTGGGGTCGCGTGATGGCTCGCAATCTGATCGAGCATCCCGCGTATTTCTTGGCTGGTGTGCATGATCCGGATCCCCGCGCGCTCGCTGATGCAAAGGCGGCGAATCTCCATGCGTTTTATTCGATGCGTAACGCGCTCGAGGCGACGCATCCGAAGCTCGTTGTGATCGCGTCGCCGATTGGCAGCATGTTTATGCACGCGCAGGATGCGCTTCACTCGTATGCGAACATCATGCTGGCGAAGCCTGGCGTGACGACACTAGACGAGTATGTGCGCCTATTCCGCGTCGCCGACTATAACCATCGCAAAGTAGTGGTGGACTATACGATGCTTTCGCATCAGTCGTGGCAGACGCTCTGTACGTTCAAGCCGATGCTCGGCGAGCTCGTCACGTTTGATTCGATCAGATACGCGACGGGGAATCGGACGAATGCGCCGATCCTCTTTGACATGCTCGTGCATGACTTGGCGATGCTGGCCGAGTGGGAACCAGAAACAGAATGGCTGGTCGATAGTGCCGAGATTACGGAGTGCGTTGTGTCGGCGAAGTTTGTGAGTGGGCGGAAGACGGCGCTACTTGAGGCGCGTACGGATCAGCTTGAGGCGCGGCGGAGTGTGTCGCTTGGTGGTGCTCGAGCATCGGTCGTGTGGGATCAGATCGATGATGTGATCGTGTCGGATTGCAAAGAGTTAGAGATTGCGTGGCAAGAGGATGACGCGCCGATGAGTGCCGTTTATCGCCGTTTGAGTGATACGGCGCTGGTGGTCAATAATGGTGCGTCTGATAATCGTGGCGTGTTTCGGCGTGTGACAGATTTGGCGAATCAGATTCGGGAGGCAGCATGATCATTGACGAGACGCATGGCGAGGTAATCATTGGTGCTGATTGTGAGGTGTTTGAGACGGCGATCCTGACGGGGCCGCTCACGATCGGTGATGGTGTCTACATTGGCCCGTATGCGGTTGTTGGCGCGCCGGCGCAGCATCGCGGCTCGTATCCGTGTGGTGTCGGGTCGCCGCATCGCGCTGAGGGCGTTGTGATTCGTGATGGTGCGTGTATTCGCGAGTTTGTCCAGGTACATCAGGGAATCATTAGGCCGACGATTGTTGGTGAGGATTGTTTGCTGATGGCTGGCGCGCATATCGCGCACGATTCGCAGCTCGGCGCTGGAGTGACGATGGGGAGCTTCAGTATCCTTGGCGGCTTCACGCTAATTGATGATGCTGCAACGTTCGGGCAGGGTGTCGTGACGCATCCGTGGACGATCATTGGGGAGCGCGCAATGGTCGGCTTGAACTCGAGCGTTGTGAAGGATGTGCAGCCGTATGCGAAGGTTGCGGGTGCGCCTGCACGATTGCTCGGGTCGAATACGCGTAAGGATGCTGCGCTGCCTAGCGATTATTCGGAGGATCTTCTTTCTGATTCGGTGTGGGAGCGGTATGCGCGCCTGGCTGATTCGCAGCGTGAGGCGCAGGGATTGTGGGCATGGCTAGACCACTCTTGATCATTATGAATCCGCGAAGGATTCCCGAGTGCATTAGTGCGCTTGAGGCGTTGCCGATTAGCAAGCTCTGGATTGAGCGTTATAC